TTTGTTTGATACTCTCGTTAAAAATTTGTCTAATTCCTGATGACAACAATTACATAACTTTGATGTACGAAATTCATTAATTAAGTATACTTTATAACCAGCATTTTTAAATATTCTTCTAAACTTTTTACAAATACTTGGTTCTAAACCTCTCATATTATGTTGTCCTTTATCGTGGTCACCAAATACAATTATAACTTTATCAGGTGTTCCGAATTTATTCTTAAAATTTTCAATCATATTAGCCTCTGATTTTTGCATATTTATAAATCTGTTTAGTTTAAACTTTCTAAAGAATTCTTGTTGATAATGTTCGTATAATGTCTTATTAACCTTATTCTTTTCAGTTATATATTTTTTAAATTCTTCATAATTAACAGTTTTGCTATTTAATACACTTAAGGTTGATTCAATTTGTTTAATAGTTTTATTATTAATTTTAGTTTCATTATTAACTTTTTCTGTTATTTTCATATATTTTTTAGTTCTGGTTTCTAACCTTCTCTGATTTTGTGTATATCTAAATGTTTCCAAATTACCTTTTTCATCTTTTGAGCCACAGTATATTAAATCTCCTCCATCATTAGGATCTATTGTTATAATTTTCATTTTCTTTTGTTCATCTGTTAATTCTGCTTTTTCAATATATTCACAATCAGTTTGTTCCTTATACTTTTTACCTTTTTGTTTTTTTACTGGTTTGCCTTTATCATCAACTCTTACAAATAAAATACTGACTGAAATTCCATCAGTTTTTATCATATAGTTAAATTGATATTTATTTTTTTTAAATACTCTTTTATTAGTTCTAAAAAAATAATCCCACAAAAATTGTTGGTTATTACCTTGTTTATAATTATAATTATCAATATTATGAACGTTTCCTTTAATATCTCTATTTTTATATTTTTGGCTGTTTTTAATTTTTTCACCTTTATCATTAGTTTTTTTATCCTGTTCATTATCAATTGTCTTAAGTGATTTATCCAAAAAATTACTTATTAAACTGCAACTATCCAGACAAATATTTTTTGGACAAATATTAGTTCTCAATGGTATAACATTAAATAATCTAATTTGTTTTTTCTTCTTTTCATCATCTTCTTCCCTAATATTATCATTATATTTTTTAATTTGACTATATACTTTTTCTAATTCTCTACAAATATAAAACATTGATTTTAAATAGTCTTGTGGATTAACTTTTAAATCGTAATAAATACTGTCTTCTTCAAATTTTATTTTAGATTGATATATTAACTTTCTTTGTTCTAAAATCCATTTATGATATTTTTTATCAGATTCTAATTCATTAAAACTTGTTAAATCTTTTTTCACTTTATTAATTTCTTGGGTTAATTCTTTATGTTTTTCTTTTCTTACTTTTAAATCTTTATTTTCTGTAGTTATTTTGTCGTGTTTTTCTTTAACTTCTAATGTTATATTTATATATTTATAAAGATGTTGAATAAAATGTTCTGATATATTTACATTGATATTTTTTTCAATATCTATTGCTTCATATGCTAACACAAAATTTAATTTATCATAATAAATAATTTCATCATTTGTTGTTAATGGTTTATAATATTCATTATAAAATTTAGTTAATTCTTTTAATTGTTTAGGCATTGTACTGTCAGTATATCCACCACTTCCACATTTTCTAATAGTTAAAACCATAAAAATATAACTAATGAAATCTTCATTGATTAAAGGAAAGTCTTTTTTATTATTATAAAGATGTATTAAATAAAGTTTAATAAATTGATAAGTATGAATAACGATTTTATTAACCTTAATAACTATATCATTGATTGTATTTATATGAATTGGAAACTTAATAACATTCATAATATTATCTTTATTAGTTTTCATATAGTCAAATCTAATAATATTATCTTCTTTTTTCTTTACCTTAACTTTTGGTTTAGAATTTTTCATATACTATAATTATACTTTAGAAAATAATTTTAATTTTAAATCATTTTCATATTTTTGATAAATAAAATTAAATTAAATTATAATAATTATATTTTTGATAAATAAAAATAAATTAATTCTTTATATTTAAATTTTTTAACATAATAAATTAATTTATAATTATATTAATATATATACTTTAGTATAATGGAAACAAAAAATAGTAATGAAATAAAAGAATTTAAATTTAATTGTGAAAAATGTAATTATAAATGTCAATACGAATGTCAATGGTTAAAACATTGTGATACAGAATTACATAAAACAGGACAAAGAAAAAAAATAATAAGAAAAAATCATAAAAAACCAGAAAAATGTAAATTATGTGATTATGAAACAAAAAATACATTTTTAATGAAAAAGCATATACTAAATGAACATTCAACAAAAGAACAAAGAGAAAAAGAATTTAAATTTTATTGTTCTTATTGTGATTTCGGAACATTTTCAAAAGATACAATAAAAGTTCATAATGAAACAAATAAACATAAAAATTTTATTTTAGTATTATCAAAAAAATAATTAATTCAAATATTTAATTATATATAAGTATTATTAAATATCGTGTCATTTAAAAGTGTCCCCGCTGTAAAAAATATGAATAAACAAATTGTAAAAAATATTTTATATATTAAAAATTTTAAAGAAGGAAAAAATCAAAATCATTTATTAACAATACCAAACATAAAGGTAAAATTTATGAATTCTACTGAATTAATTGGTTATACTATAGAAGAATTAAAAAATATCATAGAGCCATATAATTATATTATTTTGGGTGGTGGTAAACAACATTTAACTTTTGATGATTTTTTAACAAAATATCCCGAAATAAAAAATCAAATAGAAATTGTAAAATTGATATCCAATCATTATATTAAGGATAAATTGTTAATTGGGATTTGTTTAGGTTGTCAAATAATTGCACTGGGTTTTGGTTTGAAAATAATCCCAATGAAAAAATTATTTATTGGATTTGATTATTTAGATTTGGATTCTATTAATCAAGAATATATTTCAAAATCAAATGATAAATATCTTAATAAATTAGATTTTGAGTTGTTATCTAAATCATTTTCATTTCATTGGGATTGTGTTGATTTTTCTACCAAATCCACAAATAAGTTATTTACAAATAATGATGAATTAGTTTTAATTGCAGAATCAATCGAAAAACATCCATATGTGATAGCAAATACAAATTCTAATATATATGGATTTCAATCACATCCAGAAATATCTTTAGAAGCAATATTTTGTGCTATTAATACATTTGGATATACTGATACAATTAAAATGGACTGTATAAAAAATAATTTGAAGTTAAATGAGTTGGAAAATATTTATAAACATTTTTTTAATATTTTTTTAGATATATAAAATATTTTAAAGAAATATTAATTTATTTAATTATAAAAAGGAATGCCACCTAAAAAAACTCTAATAGAAAAACCTACAAAAATTTCCAAAAAAATGGAATCTGAATCAGATTCTGACTCAGAGTCAGTAGTAGAAATTGCAAAAGTTAATTCAGTTCCAACTGTAATTTCAAAACCTTCAGTATATCTTACAAACACTAATTCAAAAACATCAGATTCAAATTCAGATAGAATTCAATTGGCACAAGCAATAAATAATTTTACACTTAAATCAGAACAATTAATTCAAGAAATGAAAAACTTTGAAACATTTAGAGAATCTGTTGCTAGATTAGATATTTTACTTGAAACTAAAAAACAAGAATATAAAGAAATAAATGAATCTTTAGAACTTGGACATAAAAATCAAGTTAAAAAATTAGAATCAGAATATGGTGATATGAATAAAAAATTACGTTCTGAATATGAAGAATTAAAAAAAAAATTAGAATCAGAATATAGTGATAAATTAAAAATATTAAATTCGGATCATACTGACAAGACCAAAAAATTAGAAACTGAATTTGCAGATAAGAAAAAAACACTTACTAATACATATGAAGATTCACAATTAGATATGAAAAGAAAAATAGCTGAAGATAAATCTAAACAATGTGAACTTTATGCCAAAGAACTTAAAATGAAGTTTGTAAAAGAAGATGATTTTAAATCATTAAGTGAACAAGTTCAAAAAGCTCAAAGTGATTATGCTGATTTAAAAAAATCTTTTGATAAACAATGTGATTTGGTTAGAACAGAAGAATCTAAAAAATATTCAGCTCAACTTAAAAGTGAAACAACAACAATTGAATTAACTCACAAAGCAAATAACGCAGCAACACAAGCTCAAGTTGAACAACAAAAGAAAGAAATTCAAGTACTTCAAAGCACAATTGAAAACCTCAAATCAGAATTAAAAGAACAAAGAGAATTAACTAAAGAAGTAGCCCAAGCATCTTCTAGAGCCCAAATTACCCAAACTATAGGTAAAAATTAAATGTCCCCAATCATATCGTTAAAATAAATGTACATCATTTTTACATTTTTTCAATTTATTATAAAAAATATCTTATGGTTATTTTTTTTAAAAATTAAAAATATGTATATAAAATATATAATATAAATTATTTTATGGACACATACAAAATTAAATACGAAAAATACAAGCAAAAATATACAATATTAAAAAATACTTATTCTCAAAATAAATTTGGAGGATTTGGAGGGATAGAAGGTATATATCCAAATCAAAATATATTGGTATCAGTTGGTACTTTAAATCAATTTGCTCTAGATTTTGAATTAAATGAAAAAAGAATTAGAGAAGCAATTGATAAAGCCATTAAACAAGAGTCTGAATTAATTGTATTACCAGAATTAGCTACTTGTGGTTATAGTTGTGAAGATCATTTTTTTGAAAGAGAAATTTTTGAATATAGTTTTAATATCATTCAAAGGCTAGTTTCCAAATATAAAGATAATGACATTATTATTTCAATTGGATGTCCAATTTTATATGAAGATGTAAAATACAATACGGTTGTATTTATTTATAAGGGAGAAATAGTTTTGATTAGACCCAAAACTATTTTGGCTGATGATGGTAATTATAGAGAAGCAAGATGGTTTACTGCTTGGCCAAAATATAAAAGAGGTGAAATAAGTTATTTATTAAATAATCAAGTAAAAACATGTCCTATTGGTGTTGGAATTATAAATTATGGAGGAATTAAAATAGCAGCAGAAATTTGCGAAGAATTATGGGTTCCAGATAATTTTAATCGTCCATTATATTTGAATGGGGTTGATATTATTGTCAATAATTCAGGTTCTCATTTTGAATCTAAAAAAATATTTAGACGTATTGATTTAATTCAAGAATCAACAAAAGTAAGTGGTGGAGCATATTTATACTCAAATTTGGAAGGTGGTGATGGACAAAGATTATATTTTGATGGTGGTTCAATGATAGTGTTAAATGGTAAATTAGTTAATATTGAAGAAAGATTTAATCTTGATGAGGTTAAAGTTATAACCTCAAATTTAGACTTGACAACTAATTTAAGAAGTAGAATGAAAAGTAATTCTTATGAAACTCAAGCTGCTAATGAAATTTCATTTACAACAATAGATATTAAACGTGAAAGAAAAGGTAAATTAAATAAAGATATTGATGGTGTCATTATAAATCAAAAACAAGAAGAAATTAAACGTAAAATTTCAGAACTATATGAAGATCCAGAACAAGAAATAAAAGAAATTATAAATGCGGCATCTTGTTGGTTATGGGATTATTTAAGAAGAGCATCTGCTTTAGGTTTTGTATTACCTTTAAGTGGTGGTGCTGATTCAGCTGTTACTTCTTTATTGGTTTATAATATGTCAAATTTAATAGTTAAACAATTTAAACGTATTGAAGGGCAAATAGGAGTTCTTAGAGTTTCTGATGATATCCGTTCAAGTTATGCTTTAAATTCTGTTGAATATTTAAATTTTTATTATTCTAATTTAATATCATTAATTAGTGGGGAACAAGAAAATAACGCAACAAAAGTATTAACTAATAATGTTCTTAATTGTATATATATACCAACTGATATTTCATTAAAATATAAATCAAATGTATTACCAGAATTAGATTTAAAAAGAGACCCAGTTACTCATGAATACTCTCCACATATTGAAACACTTACAAATGAAAATATATTTCAAGATGATAGAGAATATTTACAATTTGAATCAGAATTAAGAGATGGTGAAGCTAAGTTAATTTCTAACCCAAGAGTTTATCCTGAAAAATTTAATAGAATTAAAGATATGAGAACTATATTTTTATCTGGGGCACTTGCTTGTAGTATTGGTGCTAGTTGGAAAGTAATAAATATTCAAGGAATGGTAGAAGCTGCTGTAAATGGGGTTCAACCTATTACTGGAATTGATTTTACTGAAATGAATTCACAAGTTACTCGGGGAAGAAATGAAAATAAAAATTCACCATATGATTTGACTTATCAAAATATTCAAGCAAGATTAAGAATGCTTAACACATATCTTTATTCTCAAGTTTTACCCGTTTCAAAAGGTAAATCTGGTTTTTATTTGGTACTTGGAAGTTCGAATATGGATGAAATTCTAGTTGGATATTATACAAAATATGATGCTTCTGCTGCAGACATAAATCCTATTGGAAGTATGCCAAAACATTATATTAATCGGGCATTAAATTTCTTTAGTAAATTTGTTACTCCTGTTGCCGGTTACATAAAAAATGCTACCCCAACCGCAGAATTAATTGATAGTGCAAATATACAAACAGATGAAACTGATATGAATTTAACATATGAACAAATTTATGAATTGGGAAAATTAAGAGCAGCTGGATTCGGACCTCAAGATTCTTTTACATATATTATTAATAATTGGTTTCAATACAAAGATATATTCAATTTTAGACCAAAAGATCCTATTTTATCAGCTAATTCAACTAGTGATTTATCAATTGAATCATCTGTTGATATTGATAAAGTTAAAGGTATACTTGAATCATTTTATTTTTGGAGATATAGTATCAGTAGAAACAAAGCAGTAATTATACCACCTTCAGTACATTTAATCAAATCACCTGATGATAATAGATTTGATTTAAGACCTGTTATGTCTTCACGTAATTATTTTCACATTAAAAATATTGATCAAATTTATAATATGTAAAAATTAAAAAAAAATTTTGAAAATTAAATATTATTATAAATAAATATTTTTTTATCACTAACATACTTGAATTTTACATTTGTATAATTTATTATATTTTTCTACAATTTCATTTATTAACATTTTTTTCATATCAATATATTCAAAACAATACAATATATTTTTATTTGAATTAATAAATTTTATTATGTTATCTGTAGGACAAATTTTTATTATATTATCTATTAACATATAAACACAATAATATTTAAAACTATTTTTTTTTTCAAATTTATTTTTTATTTCTAATATTTTGAAAAAAAGAATTTCTTTGTGTTCAGAATATTTGGTAATATTGTTAAAAATATTTTTATATTCAAGATAAAATTTTGATTCTATTTCCATATAATTATTTTTAGATGGATCATATAACATTACACACATATCCAATAATATAGTTAAAAGATGTTCATCTGTATTAGATATATTCTTATTTATAAAATCCATATTTATATTATTGATTTTATTGATTTGTTCAATTAAATTATCTTGTTTAACTTAATTAACCTGACTAACCTGACTAACTTGTTCAATTTGATTTATAGATTTTTTATAAAATAAATTATATATTTTTTCAATCATTATTAAATTATAAAAATAAACGAATTTTTATATCAAAATTTATTTTGATGATTTTAGTTCAAATGCTCTTAATTCATAACATTTCATTATATAATATTTTTCCATAGAGTATTCGGGAACATTTGGATTAGTAGATTGAGAATAAATTTTATACATTGAACTGGTATTGATTAATTTTTTTTCTTTTTTTTCATTTATATATAATTATAGCAAAAATGGAAACAAAATATAAATATAATTGTGATAAATGTAATTTTAAATGTCAATTTGATTCACAATGGAGTATCCATATAGAAACAGAATTACATAGAACAGGAATAAAAAAAAAAGATCTGATATAAAAGAACCCTATAAATGCAATAAATGTGATAAATGTGAAACAAAAAATTTATATACATATAAACAACATTTATTGAATGAACATTCAAATAAAGAAGAAAGAAAAAAAGGATTTAAATATTATTGTGAACATTGTGACTACGGAACTTTTTCAAAAAACTTTATTGAAAATCATAATAATTCAGATAAACACAAAAAACAATTGATGAGAAATAATTAAAACATTTATATATATTATAGATTATCAAGAATTATCAAGTTTTATGCTACTAGTGGCAACCCTATATTTGTATAAAATGTCAAAAAGAGATATATTAAAAAATATATATTTAGATACACTTGAATATTCATCTACTCTACATAATAAATCTGAATTACCAGATTCAATTAAATTAAAATTAAATCCAAATCAAATACCAAATTTACACCCTTGAAGATTTAAAATGAGACAAAAAAATGTCAAAAAATAAAACTTCAAGGTTTGCCCGTTGCAGAGCGTGTAAATTATGATTTTGTTAAGGCGACAACCTTAACTGATTT